TTTCAAGTAGTGATTTATTCCTACTATTATACCAACAGTTTAATGCAAACTAATTGCATATATTGGTGCAGGCACGTAACCAATTCCTGTTTATTCAGGTTAAAGATTCCAGTTTAACATGAACTTATCATGTATATTAGTGTTGACACGATACTAATTCCTGGTTTTCAGGTTTAAAGTTGTCAAGTTTAATATGAACTTATCATATATACCAGTGCAGGCACGTAACTGGTTCCTGTTAATTCAGGTTAAAGAATCCATTGAGGGTTGGTTAGGATGCTATGCATTGAGTCAAACCGCCCGATATTGAACCTTGTGTCAACAATTGGTTCTGGTGGTGTTTGGTTGGTGGTTCGTTAATAATAGATAATTAAAAACAGCCTACGACAAATGACACAGAAACAAAGCTCAGTGAGCACATCGAAGACGGCAGATGCGAAAACATCTGGTCAACATGCAGGAAGCCTTCCTTCCGTTGGCACTCCCATAGTGGAGACCATGCAATGCGCTGAAATTCATGCTTCGCATGTGGTTTCACCAACGCATGCTTCTGGTGTTTTTACACCAGTTCCTATTGGTGAACGTGGATCTACTCGTGCAGCAACTACTGCACCTCCACCGGGTTATGTAACTCATTCCAATTCGAATTCTTCTAGTTCTAGTTCCTCTTCTAGTAAATTTGGTTTGAGTTATTCTACGGATGATGAAAAAGGGGATAGCCATGTTTCTCCAAATCCTAGACCATTTGATCAGACACACAATGATGAATTGTATCAAGATGCAATTGAATGTGGGTTTCTTGGTGGTGATTTGGATGCAAAACCTGTTGCATCAGGATATGTGTCACGTAATCCTGTTAAGAGACATAGAGCTCAAAAGCGCGCTGCACTAAAAATAGCGCAGCAAACACCAGTGAGCGTTCAACAACCATTACAACCTTCTACTCCTTTAGTAGTGACACCTACAACACCTACAGTAGTTGCATCAACACAAACTAACTTGTCTACATTAAATACACAAAATCGTGTGTTTCCTAAATTGTATCGAGTGTGTTTTGTGTTGTGTTTAGTCTTAATAGGGTTTGTTAGCATCGTGTATCTTTGTTTTATGTATATGAGACGATTGTTTCCAATTATCATTATAGGAGCAATCTTGTTGATGCTACAAATAATTGGTTATTTGCGTTCACGTATAGTCGTTTTGCGCCCGAATACTATACCTATGGCGTTTTCCCGCCATGCTGGAAAAAGGAAAATATTAATGGGATCATATCGTATCGTTACAACAGGTGTGTTTGGTACAAACGTTTCTGCACTTCGAGCAGATATAGGAGTTGTTACCGCTTTAGTTTCACATCGTGTGGGGCTTGAGAATACACAAACTTTACGTAATACTCTCATTGATGCAACTCGTAGATATCATGACGAGTTAGAACAGACAAGTGAAGAATATCTTGAATCCTTCACTAATGCACCCATCATTGCGACTTATGCTATGATGGCTGAACTTGATAATTTACAACAATTAGAGTTGATTATAGCAAACTATGACCATTTTCTTGTTGGGCTTGGAGTATCTTGTGTTGTGTCTGCTCTATCCTTCATTTTATGGTATCTTGCTGGAATATATCGAAGAGATGATTTTCGCACAGTTGAGATGTTGTATAACAAAAGTAATTGGTCATCACGTATGCCATTGAATACTATATATCATCAAAGATTATCATTATTTCGGTATCAGCCACACGTCACTGATGAACAGGTCATGAAAGCCGTGGAAACAACTTACCTTTCTGAAGTTGAAGCCTTTTCATCATTAACAACACTTCGGGATTTTTACCGAGGGGTTGCCAACCTAGACCACCTATCTGCAATTTACAACTTGGCAAACGATTTGTGTCCCGTATTAAACGTATTGACCATTTATCGTTGGTTTTCCCGTTGTCAATGCCCCTTGTCGGCACAAGTGATTACTTCGGAGAATTGGATGCTTTGGTGGGTAGAGTATTTGGTAATACGCTTAAAGTTGACTATCCAGCAATGGTATCAGCATGCAACTTTATGGCTGCAAAATTGCCAGAATATGTTGGCAACCCCGGTTGTCCACGTTGTTGGTTATATTCGTATGCTCCTGACTCGCATCAACAATGTTATCGAGATTGGAACTCATTGGACCGCGTCACACGTACCGTACAACGTTTACACAATGAGGCCTGTAAATTATACGGGTATAGTTATGGTAGAACAGCACACAATCGTGAGTCTTTCATTAAAGTGGAGCTTAATACTGGTAAGACAATGCCTGGCCCTTGGGAGCCATTTAATAATCGTCTTATTCAAGGAGTTTCCCATGATACCCACGTCTACACTGGACCATATTTCTATGCTTTGTCAAAATATGTCAGTAGTGTTTGGAACATTAGGTATAGCATTTGTTATGCTTCGCAATTATCTATTGTCCAAGCGGCTACTTATATCGAAAACTTTTCTTGTTATTATGTGGGTGATGTTTCTCGTTTTGACCGTTCTATCCATTATTTACAGTTGGATACATTACACTATTGGAGAAAGTATCAAACTACAATACACCCAATGGCTGAAATAGCATCTGAAAAACAATCTATTTCATCAGGTGTTACTATGGTTTCAGGTCATAAATATTCTGTGTTGGGACAACGGAAAAGCGGTGATGACAATACCTCGTTGGATAATTCAATAATCAATGCTATTATGCACATTTGGGCTATAGTTATTAGTCTGAATTGTGATTTTTTATCTCTTGGGTGGAAGTTAATTGTGTTAGGTGATGATATTGTTATTGCCGGTGACAGTCGATTGGCAAAGGTTGATTTTAAGACAATATTGGGTAGATTGGCTTGGAAAATCAAACCTAAGTGTGTCTTCGACATGTCTGGTGTGGAGTTCTGTAGTCGAATTCCTTGGCCGAGCACAGTAGGCTTGGCTTTTGGTCCTAAACCTGGGCGTTTACTTTCACGTTTTGGGTTTTGTGCATATGAGCGTTCACCTGTGGACGCTGGTACCAAAGCTTATGGGATATTTGTGACAAGTTCGCATGTCCCTATAGTTCGTCAATTTTTACAACGTGTCATGCAGTTACATCCTGTTAAATCTGTTGTGAAGTTGGATGATTGGTCTATGCATTATGATGGTCCGGAATTGCTTCCTTGTGATGCCACTTATACCTTATTGGAAACATTGTATGGTTTGACCATTAATGATGTAGAACAATTTGAGTTATGGTTGAAACAATGGAAGGGTGGACCGGCCATCGGGCACCACTATGTCATTCAGCGGTTGTTTGATGTAGAAGGTATTTGATTATGGACGACCTGAGCATGTCGGTAAACTACTTTGGTGTGGAACAGCCATAAATGTTTCTCCTTTACCACGTGTTAAGTACAACTACTGCCATAGTTGTATGACAACATGTAGGTATTCATATAGGCAATATGAACTACATTTGACTTCTAAAGTCCTGTTGTTTGTCAGAATAATTGATCATGAGGGTCTGGGATGAATTTCTAATCATGAGGGATGATGTTCGACGTCTGTGACAGGTGATGCCACTATATCGCAAGAATAGATTAGAGTATATTGATTGATATGTAGTTTAGATTTGTTTATATTGTCATGCTATTACTTAAACTAGAAACAACAACAACTTTGACAAATTTGTTGATTATGTGTATGGGACTGTGTAGTAGGTTAGGTGACAATGGAAGTGCTATCGTCTAGCACGACCCAGCCAAAAAGAGGGTCATTGTCCATTGTGTGAGATTAGTTCATTTTGCACAATTATTTTGAACTGCGAAAAAGAAAAATGGTAGTAAAATTAAAAAGAGAGTAAGCGTCATACTCCCTAAAAAGAAAGAAGTAGTTGAGGTTAAGGAGAAAGTAATTCCAAAGAAGAAAGCTTCAGCATGGACGCAAGTTGGTCGGCAGGTAGGATCGTGGTTTGGTCCAATCGGTCGAACTGTTGGTGGTCATTTAGGATCGTTAGTCAACAAATTGACAGGATCCGGTGAGTATCATATCAATGGGAAAAACATCCGATCCAATTCATTGATGACTACGGATATCATTGGTGGGTTGGCTAACGGAAACCCTCCATCATTTGGTGATGAAATGGCACCAGATAGATATCGTCATTCCGAAATGATAGGTGTAGTGAATGGTACAACAACATTTACTATACAATCGTATTCGATTAACCCTGGGTTAGACACAACCTTCCCGTGGTTGGCTGATCGAGCTGCTGGTTATGAGCAGTATCGTATTCGTGGAATGATGTTTGAATTTAGGTCATTATCTGCCAATGCACTTAATTCAACCAATACAGCTTTAGGCATTGTTATTATGGCTGTGAATTATGATGCAAGTGATACAGCATTTACAAATCGTCAACAAATGGAAAATTACGCTGGTGCTAGTTCCTGTAAGCCGAGTACATCTTTTGCCCACTTTGTGGAGTGTGCTCGCAATAAGAGTGTTTTAACAGAAATGTATGTTAGACCTGGTTCTGTACCTAGTGGTAGCGATCCCAAGTTGTATGATTTTGGTACATTTTATATTGCTACTGATGGTATGCAAGCTGCATCTCAAATTGGTGAATTGCATGTTACATATGATATTGAATGTTTGAAGAAGAAAATTTCTACCCCAGTGGGTGCTGAAGTTGATGCCTTCGGAGCTTTTGGCACTTGTTTGGATACACACTTTATTTCAGCTTCACCAACCCCACGAACTGGGAATTCCATGACCATTGCATTGGGAAATGATACTGTTGGCTTTTCTCCTAACACTGTAGGTAGATATTTAGTTAGTTATCATGCTGAAGCAACAACCTCATTGACCGTTTCTGGTTCATTGACAGCGACAAATTGTACTCTTGTGAATGCGTTCCTTACCTCTGCTGGGGCCACACAAAATTACGCTGTAGCTGGCAGTGGCCAAGCCCGTTTCAGTTATCATTTTATTGTCGATTGTTTAGGTAGTAGTTCATTGATGACTGCCAACTTACCCGCTTTAGCTTTGGTGGGCTCTGGTTATTGGACAATCGATGTTACTCAAGTTCCTAGCAATTATACTGAAGATGAGAAAACCGAAACTAAAAAGAATAATGAAATGCGTAGTATAGAAACTGAATTGAGACACAGATTAAAATTGGTCTCAAATGAAAATCGTATTATGGCAGAAAAGTTTGCAAAATTGAATGTGTGTGTTGAAAATTTAATGTCGCGTTACAATCTTGATGATGAAGGGAAGATACCACCACCTTCACCAAATAATGAATTTGTTTCAGTTAATCCTGATAAAACAACTGGGTCCTCCTGTTACCCGGATGTAGACACTGCTGCGTCACGTTATAACAACCTGCGCACTGGTGTAACTTATGGTTTCAAAC